TTATATATAAATATATAAAGAGGAGGAAGATGGAGGGGAGAGAATTATTTACAATCAAAGATTGTAAATAAAATGATTTCTGAAAACAGAAATCGTTGATCATCTTTCAACAGCAACTTGTGTTTCTACACGAGGATCGTTGTTCTTCCCAGGCTCGTCTAAAGACTTTCGTAACGTCAAGTCTCCCGTGTCGCATGACACATCCAGAAAAATCACAACACAGAGGGAATCGTTCTTGAAAACGACTTCGCTAACGGATGTTATTGCCAAAATCAAGCAGAAAGTCAAACCAACGGACGTTGCATCCATGCTGGGATTCTCTCCCAAGGGTGGAATGATTCTTTGCCCATACCACGATGATCGTTCACCATCCATGTCCTGTCATGACGATTCCGGTACATTCAAGTGCTTCTCACCCGCCTGCTCGAAGCACGATCGCGGTATCGACATCCTATCCTTTTATCAGGACCAGAAGCAGGTTTCATTTTCCGAAGCAGTGGAAGCTTTGGCTTCCAAAGCCGGACTTGAAATGCCCGAGACTCGCCCCACCCGCAAGTCATCGGGATTCCCCACGCTGGATTCTGTCGTTGCGCACTTCAAGACCAGGATGCCTGGCCATGAGCATGAGGCAACCTACCTATGGCTGGACCGCAATGCTCGCCAAAACAAAGCGTCCATGAAATTCCGGGATTCCAATGGTCGCAAACAATGTCCACAGGCTTTCTTCCTGAATGGCAGCTGGTGGCTGAGCAAACCTCATGGTCACAAGCCACACGCCCCCTATCATTGGGACAAGGTTAAGGATTCGCCCTGGGTCATTATCTGTGAAGGCGAAAAGGATGTTGAGACGCTGGCGGAACTTGGACTCCCGGCGACGACCACAGGCTCGTCAAGCAGCTGGAAGGCTGAGTATGCACCCCTTTTCAAAGGCAAAGACGTCATCATCTTCCCTGACAAGGATGAACCAGGAGCCAAATACGCTCAGGCGATCCTTGCAGACCTTCGACCTCTCGTTCGTTCGATCAAACTCATCAATCTTCCCGGAGACGAAGGCACTGACGTCACAGACTTCGTCAGACGAACGGAAACAGCCCAGCAATCACTCCAAAGCCTCATGGACGACTCTCGGGATATAAAACACGTTTGGGAAGCCCCACGGCTCAATTTGAGCGAGCTGGAGCGCATCCCAAGATTTGAGCCCGATGAGATGCTGCCTGAATCCCTGCGCTACTGGCTTGAATATCTGGCAGACGATCTTCAGGCACCCATGGATGCTCTGGCCGCACCAGCCATCTCAGGCCTTTCCATTCTGGTAGGCAGAAAGCTTTACGTTCAGCCTAAGCAGCACAGCAGCGAGTTTCTCGTTCCAGCACCCGTCTGGTGCCTTCTCATCGCACAGAGCGGGCAAAAGAAAACTGCAATGCTGAAAAAGTCGCTTCTACCCCTCTTCCATATCGAGGCCGACCTTGCCAATTCCAACAAAGTCCTGATGGCTGATCTTGAGGCAACATTCAAGCTGCTCAAGGTCAGGGAAAAAGAATGCGAGTCGGCTCTAACGATTGCTGTTCGCAAGAAGGACAACCTCGGTGCCGAAGCTGCTCGCAGCGAGCTCGCAAAGATCGGGCTCGAAATGGCCACCCTATCTTCCAAAGGTCCGAGATATCTGGTCGTAAGGGATGCCACCCCTGAAAGGGCTCTTGAAATCATGGTCAGCAACCCCAACGGCGTCATGTGGTTCTGCGATGAGCTGTCCGGGTGGTGGCGATCCCTGTCCATGGGGCAACTGGATCAGCGAAAGATTATGCTCGAAAGCTGGGGCGGTCTGAAGATCGATCTGGAACGGAAAACATACCGCCTCAAGGGCGAGAGCATCGTATCCGTGGTTGGTGGGGTTCAACCGGACTGGCTTTCCCATATCCTTGCGGATATCGATAAGGGCGGAAAGGAAAATGATGGGTTAATCAATCGCTTCGCTCTCATCATCAATCACGACAAAAGCATCGAGAAGTGGACATTCGTGGATCGCAAGCCTGTTCCCGAAGCCTACGAGATCTATGAGCGAATGTTCCGCGCCTTCCATGACTTCGATACCGCAGACATAGTCGCCAACTGGAAGGAAGGCGACCCACGGATCATCAAGTTCTCGGATGAGGCTCGGGAAATCTTCATTCCGTGGCTTGAGGAGAAGGAAAATCGTCTGCGGGAGTCTGAGTATTCCCCGGTACTCACGTCCCACTATTCCAAGTATACCAGCCTCTTCTGTAGCCTTGCCCTGATCTTTCACCTGGTTCTGGTGTTCGAGGGAACCATCAGTGAAAAGAACCAGATCTCCAAATTGGCTGCTGAACTGGCCAAACGATGGTGTGACTATCTGTCCCTGCATGCTCACAAGACCTTCTCCAAGTCAGACAGCTACTACGATCCGGCAGTACGTTCATTGGCCAGCAAGATCAGAAGCGGTGGTATCACCGATGGAATGACCAAGCGGGATGTCCAGAACTCGGGCTTTCCTCATCTGAAGAATCCCAAAAAACTTGAGCGAGCACTCGATGAGCTTTGCCGCCTGAATGTAATCAAGCTCGAAGATTCGCTCGAAAGATCCAATGGCTCCAAGGTTATCCGCATTAACCCCGAGGTGCTGGCATGATCCTTACCGAAGAGCAAAAAGCCATTCTCAGGGCCTACAGCAGGCTTGAAAAAGCCATTCTGGTGAAGGCCTTCGCAGGCGCGAGCAAGACCACCTCGCTGGTGAATCTGGCAGAAAACAATCCGCAGGATAGGTTTCTTTACCTGGCCTACAACCGAAAGATCGTTGAAGAAGCCAAAGGGCGATTTCCGTCCAATGTTACCGTTAAAACTGCTCATTCCCTCGCCTATGGGGCAATGGGCATGAACAGATTCCGTCACAAGCTTTCGCAAGCGAGGCGCTTCGACTATTCCGCGCACATATCCGGGGCATCTGAAATCGTTGAGCTAATCGGTGGTCTTTCTCCAGGCCAGTACATTCAGATCGTGAGGGAGATGATCAGCCAGTTCGAACGGACTGCTGATCAAAAGCTGGACCTCAATTGGGTAAGGCGACGTTATGGATCCATCCTGCAGGCCATGATCCTCCTCTCCAGCATGCCACTGGAAAGGCTTGTTCGCCTCAAGGAGCGTCTGATTCAGGGCCTCAAGGAAATGGGTGGAGATACACCTGAAGAAAGCGTCGAGGCTCTTCTGAGCCTCTGCGCACGGATAGGCGTTGACCGCAGGACTACTCTTTTCACAAGCCTGGGGTCTGCCGACCCTCTTATCCTTGAATGTTTAGGCCGTTTGACCGCGAATGAGGAGTCTTCTTCGATACTGGAAGCCGTCTACGCGCGGCTTGGGAATGACGCTACGCGGCTTTGGGAAGGAATGCTTGACCCTCAGTCTTCAGTCCCGATGGATCACTCCACGTATTTAAAAATGTATCAGCTTTCCCGCCCAAGCCTCAGTGGATACACGACCATCATGGTCGATGAGTTCCAGGACGCCAACCCTGTGATCCTGGATATCGTCGATCAGCAATCCGTCCGCAAGGTCTATGTTGGCGACCCTCACCAGTCCATTTACGGTTTCACTGGGGCTGTCAATACAATCGAATCCATGGAGTCTTCGGGTATTCCGAGCTATCCGCTTACTCGATCCTTCAGGTTTGGGCCACATATTGCACAGTATGCTGATCGGGTCCTCGCGCTGAAGTACAGATTTCATGGTGAGAAGCATCCACCCGGATCAATTCCTAAAATCATTGGATCCATCCAGCATTCCTGGTCCCAAGCAATTGGAACGACCGTACTTTGCCGTACCAATGCCGGGGTCGCGGAAGAGGCTCTTGCGCTGATAACCAAGGGTATCACGGACATTCACATCGGCGAGTCTATTTCCTCAGCTTTTCTGAGTGACCTGAAGGACATCCATTGGCTGGCCGAGCTTCAGCACAAGCTGATCAAAAATTCCTTCATTCGGGAATTCAAGACACTTAAGTCGTTTCATGCTGAGTGCAAACTCACCGGAAACGTGGACTACCTGCGCGGCATCACAATGATCCGCAAGCTCAAGGGTTCATCCATTCCCCGTGTCATCGACCAACTGCTTGATCTCTCGACGGCCAGTCCAGGTTCAGCCAGTCATTCAATCATTACAGCCCACAAAGCCAAGGGTTGTGAGTGGGACCGGGTAAAAATCTCCTCAGATTTTGAGGACAAGTTCTTTGGCGATGATGGAAATCTTCTGGAAGAAATCCCCATTGAAGAAATCAATTTGCTCTATGTCGCTGTCACCCGAGCGAAACATGTGCTGGATTTCCCTCCCAAATTTCAACAGATACTCGGAGCTGATGACTCTTCCGGGCTGAAGTGGTCACCGGCGATGACATTGACCTTGGAAGCCACCTCGGAGAAAAACGAAGCATGGTGAAAGCAAACTACATCACTGTGGAATTGAAAAACGTTGTAGCGAACGATGGAACGCTGCCCTTGGCAATCATCAACATCGGCTCCGAGCAGGGTCTTTCCCCGGAGCATGCAGCCCGAGTTTTCGGAATCACCGACATTAAGCTTCGGCGGATCATTGCGACCGGGAAAATAGAAACAGCACGGGTGGCCGCCTCAGGTCTTAAGGCTCTCAGAGAGGCGGGTGTTATAGGACCAAAGTCTGCGACATGCCGCTTCGTTTCCCGAGCAGCACTTTATCGGATCGCCAAGGCCATCGGAACCAAGGATGCCATGGAAGCTTTCGCATCAATCTGGAGAGCCGGACGCCCCTTCAAATCCTTGAGTGATTTAGGGAAGGTCATAACTCAGAAGTCTTTGCTTGCAGAATGCATAAGACGGCTCCACGAGCAGGAGCAACGGATTTCCCGCCTTGAGGAACAGCTTGAAAAGTTGAACGATTTCTTGATGGAAAACATAACCATCGAAATGACCAAACAGGAGGACACGGTATGAATTTCAATCGCATCGCTATCGCCGAACTTTTTGGAAAAGCCTTGACGGATCAGATCGCCGGATCTGCGGTCAGCACCAATGGCCTTCAGCGCTTTACAACCAAAGCGTTGCTTGCAGAGCTTGAACGCCGCACTGAGCAGAAGGAGCCGGAACCGGCAGAAGCCAAAGTCGATAGCTGGCTGCCAATCGACGAAATCACGGAAAAGTATTTCAAAGGTGTTGCCTCCGAGAACATCGGAAAGTATCTCGCTGTAATTGGCCATCCCTATCGCCTTCAGCCAAAGATGACCAACGCGAACTTCAGCGTTAGAAAAATATTCCTGGAAGACACCATGAAAGCTGTGGCCGAAGCCTTCGACAGAACCTCGCGGAAGCTGGACTGCGACGGAAGCGTCGGCATTTGGATCCATCCCTTCGTTGGCCGATACGAGCGCACAGGTTGCACTTGCAAATGGGATCTTGCGTGACAATCGGAATTTATAACGATCGTCCGTTGGAAGACTACCATGCGGATGATGCTCTCTCGAAGACGGGGATTGTTGCGGCGGCGATCGCCCCGGCGGTCTACTACCAGGCCAAGGTTCTTGGGCAAGGGAAGAAGGACTCCCAATCCATGAAGATGGGGCGTCTCTTTCACGCAATCATGGATGGGAGCTTCCCCCAGATTGCAGTCAAAGGACCTGCGGTCAAGTCACGGGCCGAAGCAACATGGAAAGCCTTTGAACGGGAAAACGAGGGGAAAGTCTGTTTGAAACCGGATGAGTGGGACAGTTTACAGCGGATGGCTTCGGCCACCCGCTCTTTTCCGCCCGCCAGGGACGTGCTTGAGCGTGGAGGTCGATACGAGGTGAGTTTCTATTGGCTCGATGACCTCACCGACCTTGAATGCAAATGCCGGCCCGACTTTATCACGGACGATTACAGCACGGTGGTTGATTTCAAGACCACGGTGGATCCCGGGCACTGGGCATTCAGGGAGGCGGCTTATCGCTATCACTACTACGTGTCGGCTGCGCACACTCTTGCTGGTGTCAAAGCCTGTACGGGAGTGGAGCCGGAACGTTATCTCTTCGTCGCACAGCAGTCGGAAGCACCCTGTCTCACGGCGGTTTATCAGGCTATGGCTGACGAGATAAAGCTGGGACAGGATCGGATCAAGCGCACACTGCAGACCATCAAGGAGTGCAAAACGACGAATGTTTGGCCTGGATTGCCAGTCGAGGTGATGCCGCTGGGTCTGCCGTATAGAGGGTTTCAGGAGCTTCGCAAGCTTGATGCTGAGGAAAAGAGCCTCAGAGCACTCGTAGCGTGAAGGCTGAACGTATTTATTGCAAGGAATCAACATTTGACTGAACTCGTGGAACAAAAGCAATCTCCAGTACCTCACTTTTCCAAGGAAAAGCTGGAGTATCTGAGAAAATATTACGCCAAGGACGCGACAGACCTTGAGTTTGAACACTACATTGGGGTGTGCAAATTCAGGCGTCTCAATCCAGAGGCACGGCATATTTATTTTATGAAGGTCAGAGACAAACCCACAATCATTTTGAGCATAGAAGCAAATCGCCTCATTGCACAGAGAACCGGTGCCTATGCGGGCTGTGAAACCAGCGATCTTACGATGGGCGCAGATGGAAAGCCGATCTGCTGCACGGTCACTGTCAAAAGGTTCGTTCAGGGGCAAATCTGTGAATTCAAGGCCACTGCGTTCTATAAGGAGCAGTATCGGGAGCGTGTACCCATCTGGAATGAAATGCCAACAACCATGCTCGAAAAATGCGCAGAGGCCAAGGCTCTGCGGCGGGCATTTCCCGAAGAGCTCTCTGAGTTCTATACGGATGACGAGATGCAGGAGCCCATCCGTCTCGATCCCGTGGAGGGAAGACCTGCGGCATCAGCCTTCGATTCCACAAATCCCAAGCAGCTGTCGTGGCTGCACCAGCAGCTCTTGGACCAGAAGGTGCCGAAAGCGGAATGGTCGCTCATAGCAGCAGAGCTTAACGGCCACCCGGCTGATGCCTTCAAGACCAAATTTGTCTCGCTCGTTGCCAAGGCAAAAGAAGGGAAGCCTGCATGAGCAGCGTAAACGAGGCCAGAATTCTGGGGCACCTGGGGAAGGATCCCGAATGTCGATATACAAATAGCGGGACAGCGTGGTGCGCGTTCGATGTCGGTACAACCGAATCCATGAAACAGCAGGATGGCACATGGAAGAGCGTTACAGACTGGCATCGCGTGGTTTTTTGGAAAAAGCAGGCCGAAAACTGCGCAAGGTTTCTGAAGAAGGGGTCAAAGGTTTATATCGAAGGATCCATGAAGAAGCGGTCGTATGAGAAAGACGGGCGCAAGCAGTTCATATCCGAAATCCTGGGCCAAAAGATAATCTTTCTGACAGAACGCAAAAACAGTGGAGACGGCGGACAGGAGCCTTTTGCCAGGGAATCTGAAGCCCCGGACAGCGGGGGCTTCGATCAGGATATTCCATTTTGAGCGGATACCGATTGAGCCCGACTGTGACCGACCGTCAGATCTTGAGTTGCATCATTCCCATGGAACCTGCTGGGAAGGAAGAAGCCAGGCGCACAAGCCTTGGCAAAGTCTATAAGGCTCCTGCAACCAGGGAGCGGATGGAGCAACTCAAGCGGCACCTCCTTGAATGCTATAAGGGGCCACTGCTCGATGAACCCGTGAAGCTTGAGATTCGCACATACAGGACGCGTCCAAAGGTGCTGAAGAAGGGCACTGTCTACGCGGCAGTAAAGCCGGATTGGGATAACATCGGGAAACTGATCGGGGACTGCATTCAGGGAACAGTGGTGGTGAATGATTCGCGCATTGCGACGGCTACTGTCGAAAAATACTTCGCCGCCAGGGGCGAATCGCCAAGGGTCGAAATTACCCTGTCAAGACTTTGTGATAATTCGCAGGAAAGGAGGGAAAAACCTGTGGAAGATAGGATCTTTAAATTGCTGGACTTGAAAGAGGAGATGTCACTTCTGGACCTAGCTGCGAAGCTTGAACAGGATCCAGACGACCTGCTTAACACCATTCTCTCTTACGACATTCCATACGAAGAAAGTATGGTGGCGTCATGACTAAAAAGAAAAAGAGGAATGAGATCAATATCAAGGCAGTCCAACTGAAAAAAGAGGCTATCAAGCGCCTCGTAAAAGTCACTGACTCCCCCAAGGCCTGGGCCATCTTTGATCGGCTCTGGACTCTTTCTGAGGAAGCCATTGCTCTTCAGCATGGCAAGGTCGAGCCACGATCAGCAAGCGAATCATGAAGCGGAGCCTATCATAATCGAGTTGGACAGCAAGCTGGTCGAGTCCCTACTCACCGGCATCACGGGCGGTGTACCTGCCGCCCTTGTGATTCTGCAATGGATCAGTCAAATCAGGGGTGACATTGGAGCCGTGAGGGAGAAAGTCGACGGTTTTTCCTTACGACTCGAAAAGCTGGAGCTTGGATTCGACCTTTTCTACCAAAAAGAGATCAAGCTCCTGGAAACACGAATCATGCGCATCGAAAATGCGCTTAGCAAAAGAGAGGATTATTAAATGGAAGCATCGAAACAAAACGCGCAGGAATCTTACGGTATCAAGGAAACGCTTGAGATTCTGGATCTCATTGGACTCGTCGCCGAAAAGCTCTTTCTGGCTCGATTCACTGGTGGCCTATCGAAACTGGAGCTGATGCGATATGCCCTGTCGGAGCAGTTCCGGCATGAGCTATCCGAAGCCATCGATGGCAGCAGCGAAGCACCCAAGGAATGGGGCGATATATCGGGATCCGAACTGGTGGCAATTCTTCAGCACGTTCTGGCCATTGTTGGTCGAATCGCAACAAAGCGTCTGGCGGCCTGATGAATTTTAATGAATCGGTCGACATCATCCTTCAACTTGAAGGTGGAAGCAAAATCACGGAGCACCCGGACGATCCCGGTGGCCTTACAAAGTATGGAATCGCCCTAACCCAGCATCCAGAGTTGGGCGAGCAGGGAATCAGGAATTTGACGAGGGAGCAGGCTGCTGCGATCTATCGTAAATCGTACTGGGATGCCTTGAGCCTGGATTCAGTTCCGTCGTACCTGAGACTTCCAATTTTTGATACAGCTGTGAACATGGGCAGGCAGGCGTCCGCGCGTCTCGTCCAGAGCAGCCTTATAAAAATAGGCCGTAAAGTCGCGGAGGACGGCATCGTTGGTGCCAAAACTTTGATGGCTCTCAAAGGCGTTAGCGGCATGGAATTTGCGGTGGAATTTCTCTTTCAAAGAATTGAATCCTATCGCAGAATGAAAAAGTTCAAGGTCTTCGGAAAAGGCTGGATTAAAAGGGTTCTGCGTGTTGCGTTGACTATGAGGTAGAATTTGGTGGATAGCGATTTGAAGCGAAAGCTTATGGGGACCATATTGCTACCGACTGAGGGGCGAAAGCTTGAACTCAAACGATCAGATTTCCCAAAGAGAAAGCTTTTTCTCCGGTTGGCGCTCGTCGCTATCCTCATTATTGTCTGGGGGCTCGTACATGTTATTTCATGAAAAGTTAAGATCCATGCGGCTGGAAAAATATCCAAAGTTGCTCCCGTTTGCAGAGAAGGCCGGATATACGCGTCCAACCATTCGTGGCTATGAATCGGGGAAGACGCCGCCGCCTGCGCCGGATGTGATAAGAAACATCTGCCGGACGCTTAATGCATCGGATGAAACCTGTAAGGAGATGGTGGAGCTTGCTTACGAAACACACGTTCACCTGCAGGCAATCAACTACTATTCGTTCGAGGAATTGATTACTCTTAAATGATCTCCCTCGAAGTTGATATCCCCTCAATTTCAGGCATTCGCAGCGAAATTGAGTTTGAAGTAGTGAAGGCCCTTACCCGCACAGCTCGTGACGCAGCGGATGCCGTCAAAGCTGATATGCCGACGAAATTTACCCTGCGGCGCGACTGGGTCCGAAAGGGCGTCCGGTTCGATGCGGCTACCAAAGCTCACCCTGTCGCAAGGGTGTATTCTTTGGATGAGCTGATGGCAAAACAGGAGTATGGGGATGTCCACCATCCCAAGGGAAAGCACGTCGCTATTCCTGCCCAGGTGAGAACCCGCCCTAACGCTCTCATCCCGAGCAGCAGGTTTCCAAGGAAGATTCTGGAGCAAAACGGAACGTTCAAAGCTTCATTCGAAGGCAAGAGCGGCCACAAGTTCAATGGCCTGGAAGGCATATTTCAGAGAGATCGAAAGAGAAAGACCCTTAGGATCCTCTATCTGCTCAAAGACCGGAAGACGACTCAGCCGCGTTGGGATTTCGAGGGAACCGTTACTGAAGCCGTCGATCGCAGGTTTCAGCAAAATCTATTGCTATCGTGATCAGACTTTCTATGGCTGCCGATAGTCGGCAGTTGTTTTTGCATTTGGAGTTCTTTTGGTTAAGTTCGGCGATATTATCAAGATTGGCAATCACACTCTGCTCTGTGGCGATGCCACTGAAAAGGCCATGGTAGGGCAGCTGCTAGGGGAAACCATTCCTCAGCTGATGGTTACGGATCCACCTTATGGCGTAAAGCTACAGGTCCGCGACAGGCACAAAGCGAACTCCGTCCGTGGCGGGGACAACGAGCTGGAGGATCTGCGGGTCCGTAATGATCACCGTGCGAACTGGAGCAAGGCATTCTACCTGTCGAATGCGCGAGTAGCATATATCTGGCATGCAGCAACTGCCACCGACGTCGCGTTTCAGGCTTTCAGGGATGGTGACTACGAACCTCGTCAAGCCATTGTATGGCTGAAAAACCGGGCAGCACTCAGTCGTGCCGCTTACCATTGGAAGCATGAGTCCGCTATATATGGTGTCCGGCAATTTGAAACGGCTCACTGGAAAGGCGATCGAAAGCAAACGACGGTGTGGGAAGCTGAGGTGCCTGCTACTGCCGACCGGATCCATCCCACGCAAAAGCCGCTTCTGCTGTATACCAAGCCGATCGGGAACCATACGGATATGGGCGACGTGGTTTACGACCCCTTTGCGGGTTCGGGCACAATCTTCGCCGCCGCCCAGGAAACGGCACGAATTGCCAAGGCCGTGGAGATCGAGCCCGCCTTCTGTCAGCGCATCATGGATAGGATGAAGGAGCAGTATGGGCTCCAGTCTAAAGTGATCTCAAATATCTTCAGCAAAGCCGAAGTCAGCGCATGAAGGGGTCAGCTGTGAGCACCAAAGTAATACATGTCGATTTTATCAAACCAATCAGGCTTGCCGGCAGCGAGAAAATCACGCTCTGATACATTTGATGGTGAAGACTAAGGTCGAGACGATCGAGCAGCTAAGCCAACACCTCGGCGAATCCGAAGAATGGGCACCAGTTCTGGTGGCGGCCACACGCTTTCGGAACTTTCGTCGATTGGTCAAAGTCGACTGGGACGATTACCGGCAAGAATGGGTAGAGAAATGGGGCTCGAAGTTAAGCGAGCCAACTCTGAAAGTTATCCAAGGTATCGGCATATATCACTATAGCGTCATACAAAAGTTTGTGTAGGAATGCAGGGGCAGCTAAAGCTGCAAACCTCTTTGCTTAGCGATATCGCTTGGCAGAGAGAAATCACCAGCGAGTCTTCAGGCAACCGTCTGTGAAAAAGTAGCTGGTCACAGGTTTGATCTCCTATCTGACTTAACTTGATCAGTCTACCCATTTTAAATTTACCCTATTATTTATTGACTTAGGCATGGCGCCTTAGATATGCAAAAGCCCAGGTAAGCACGGTACACCCCAGGGAGTGCGGCGGCCATGAAAGGCTAAGTCTATTGTGCCTACATACAAATATCCAGAACAGGAAGTTTTACTCAACCCCTTTTGAATACATAAAGTGAGAGTGAATATGTCGAACTTTGGTTTCCTTGAGAAAAGCGAGCCTCACCTGCATCTGATTGCATCGCGCATTGAGCGATATTTAGAAGATGATCCCGTGACCGCAATCGTCAAGGTTCGACAGCTCGGGGAAGCTATTGCTAAGCTTACTGCAGCTCAGCTTGGCATCCACATCGAGCCTGGAATGTCGCAAGTCGATATTCTCTCTCTACTCGGGCCCTATAGACAGATTTCCCTGGACGTTAAGAACATCTTTCATGCAATTCGACGTGAAGGCAACAGAGCCGTGCATGAGCACCTCGGCGACACCAGCACAGCAGTCAGGCTCCTGCTGGGTGCAAGAATGCTATGTGTTTGGTACCATCAATCCTTTTACGACAAGAATTTTAAGGTTCCACCTTTTCAGGCTCCTCCACCTGCAGCCAAGTCCTCTCCGCAAGTCGAACGGACGTCCGTGATTTCAGAAAACGATTTCCTTGAGATGAAAGAGCGCGCTCTCAAGGCAGAACAAGCCCAGGCTGAACTGATTGAAAATCTGAAAGCCCTTGAAAAGCGTCAGGAGGAAATTGAGAAGGAAGGTCAAAAGAGGAGTGCCGCCGATCAAGAAAACCGTCTTGAAACTGTTAAAGAAGTCAGTAAACGTGTGCGCCTCAGTGAGTTGGAAACGCGACTGCTTATCATTGATAAGCAGCTGCAGGATGCAGGTTGGGAGGCCGATACTGAAAATATTACATTTGCCAAAGGCGTGAGACCAGTCAAAGGCCGGAACATGGCGATTGCCGAGTGGCCAACGGAGAACGGTCCAGTCGACTATGCGTTATTCAGAGGACTGACACCCTATGCACTTGTAGAAGCAAAAAACTTCGAGACGCCCATCTCTTCCAGGGTCAGCACACAGACGACTCGATATGCAGAGGGCTTTATAATGTCCGAAGGCCTCAATCGAGCAGGCGGCCCCTGGGGAAAAGTACAAGTGCCATTCTTATTCGCTACAAATGGACGTCCGTACCTCAAAGAGATCGAAACGCTATCCGGTATTTGGTTTAGAGATGCACGAAATCCAACGAATTTGCCCAGGGCCATATTAGGTTGGAAATCACCTGACGGATTGAAGGCCGAGTTCGAGACAAATATTGACGAGGGCAACAGCAACCTATCCAGCGAGCCCATACAGTTTGACTTCGACCTTCGTTACTATCAGGTCAAGGCGATAGAAGCTTTTGAGAAAGCCGTAGCTGATGGCGCAAGAAACATATTGATCGCAATGGCTACTGGAACCGGAAAAACAAAAACCGCAATTGCTCTCATGTACAGAGCACTTGCATCGAAGAGATTCCGGCGTATTCTTTTTCTCGTTGATCGTAAATCACTTGGAATTCAAACCGAAGAAAGCTTTCGCTCTACGAAGATGAAGGAGTTCAGAAACTTTGCTGAGATCTTTGGAATATCGGGTCTTGGTGTTTTCGACAACAATGCCAGAGTCGATATTGCGACTGTGCAGAGCATGGTAAAGCGAGTGCTCGCCGATGACAAAAGCATTCCACCTGTCGATAGTTACGATTTGATCGTAGTGGATGAGTGCCATAGGGGATATATTCTCGATAAAGAGCAAACCGACAACGAGCTTGAGTTCAGAGACGATCAGGACTACATATCGAAATATCGTCGGGTAATTGAATATTTCGATGCCGTAAAGTTGGGTCTGACAGCTACGCCCGCACTTCACACAACGGAAATATTCGGAACACCAGTTTATCGATATCCGTATAGGACAGCGGTCACCGATCGTTATCTCTGTGATTTTGAAGCACCTTATATCATTGCGACTGAGCTATCGAAATCCGGAATTCGCTACGAAAAAGATGCTGTTATCAAAAGAGTATCGACTACAACTGGCCAGCTCATTGAAGATAAAACGCCGGATGAAGTTGTCTTCGGATTGGAGGACTTCAACAGGAAAGTCCTCACAGAAAATTTTAATCGGACAGTCTGCAGGGAACTCGTCTCGAATCAACTTCTCCCTATGGAAATTAATGATGGAAAAACCATAATTTTCTGTGCTTCCGACGTGCATGCTGACCTTGTAGTGCAAATCCTCAAAGAGGAATGCCAAGCCGCAGATCACATCTTACCTGATAATGCAATTGTGAAAATTACAGCAAAGGCAGACAAGCCAGAAAAGTTGATAAGAAGTTTCAAGAATGAGCGAGACCCAAGAATTGCAGTGACTGTAGATCTGCTGACAACCGGAATCGATGTCCCCCAAGTTCGCAATATCGTATTTTTAAGACGTGTCGGAAGCCGTATTCTTTACGAACAGATGATGGGCCGTGCAACACGCCTCTGCCCAGAAATTCAAAAGGAAACTTTTAGGGTATTCGACGCAGTTGGTCTTTATGAGAGCCTTGTCGACTTTTCAACAATGAAACCTGTCGCTGTAAACGTCAAAAGTTCCTTTGAGGCACTTTTTAGCGCATTCGAAACTGCTGATACAGAGGATGGAAAACAGGAGTTCCTTAAGTCGATCGTCAAAAAGATCGAACGAAAGTACAAGTCACTAAAGATATCAGATCCCGAGGCTCTAGGTGATATCTTTGGGGAAGATGTCGAAAGCATGCTTAAACAACTGCAAACTATGTCGCCTTCAGACGCGTTCGACAGCTTAAAAGCTCGACTTCACCCCAATGGTCCACACGTTTTGGATTGCCTTTACAGTAGCGCTAGAGAGCACATGCTTGTGGTTTCTGTTCATCCAGACGAACTGGTGTCTGTTACTCAGGATTTTGGCAGGACAAATGACCCTGGCGATTACCTGGAACAGTTTTCAGAGTTCATCCAGCAGAACGTAAACAAAGTTGCTGCATTGAAAGTCATGGTCACTCGTCCACGGGATCTGCAGCGAAAAGATCTATTGGAAGTCGTGCAGCTTCTTGATTCGGAAAAATTTACAGAAGCAAATCTGCATCGAGCCTGGGCACGCGCAAAACATGAGGATGTCGCCGCCCGTATCATAGGCCATATCCGACAAGCAGCACTAGGCGAGGCCCTTGAATCTCTTGAAGAGCGCATCGTTCGCGGCAAGAATGCCGTCCTAAAGTCCCAGGCTTGGACACCAGAACAGAAGCGATGGATCGAACGCTTCGCAAAGGCGATAGCCAACGACCTCGTTATCGACCAAGCAGCTCTGAATGAAGGCGCATTCAAGAGCGAAGGGGGTGGCATAACACGGCTTGATAAGATATTTAAGGGTGAACTGTTAAAAGTGATTGGGGACCTCACTGATGCGATATGGCGCACAGGAACCACAGGTTGATGCTTTCCCCGCTTGAACTGGAGTATTTCGTTGGCAACTCAGGACATTGTACAGAAGCTTTGGAGTCTATGCGACATTCTGCGCGATGATGGAGTGACGTATCATCAGTATGTGACAGAGCTCACCTATATTCTGTTTCTTAAGATGGCTAAAGAGACTGAAACCGAAAAGGAACTCCCAAAAAGCTATCGGTGGGACGATCTCTACTCACGAGTAGGCATTGATAAACTCACCTTCTATAAGAACCTCCTGAATAGACTTGGTTCACCTGACTCGGGAAGCTCTGCGCGTGTAAGAAGTATTTTCGTAAACGCAAATACTTTCATTCGGCAACCTAAACATCTCGAAGAGATTGTAAAGCAAATCGAAAACATCGACTGGTTTACAGCTCGCGCAGACGGTCTGGGGGACCTCTACGAAGGCCTTCTCGAAAAGAATGCCAGCGAGAAGAAGTCTGGCGCTGGCCAATACTTCACCCCAAGACCCCTTATATCTTCGATTGTCGCTGTCATGCAGCCGAAGCCAGGGGAAATAATCCAGGATCCTGCTGCCGGGACGGGTGGCTTTTTGATCGCTGCTCATGAACATATAAAAGCTGAAACAGACGATCTGTTTAAGCTTCCAGAGAAAGAGCAGAAGTGGCAAAGAACCAAAGCTTACCAGGGCATGGAGCTTGTTGATGACACACATCGACTGGCACTTATGAACCTTATGCTACACGGGATCGAATCAGAAATTCTCCGTGGCAGCACCCTTAGTCCGACCGGAAAGGAACTGTCAAAAGCAGACCTGATTTTGAGCAACCCGCCATTTGGAACAGCAAAGGGTGGAGGCCTGCTCGAAAAGCAGCAAAACGGCAAGCTCATAAGTTCTCGTGATGACTTCACTTACCCAACCAACAATAAACAGCTCGCGTTTCTTCAGCATATCTACAGAGGTCTCAAGCCCGGCGGTAGAGCTGCGGTGGTACTGCCAGACAATGTTTTGTTTGAGGGCAACACAGGTAGCGATATCCGTCGTGACCTTATGAATAAATGCAACTTACATACCATCCTTAGGCTTCCGACTGGGATATTCTATGCCCAAGGCGTAAAGACCAACGTGCTGTTCTTTACACGCGGGGATTCAGATAAGGACAATACAAAAGAGGTCTGGATTTACGATCTCCGGGCGAATGCGCCACAGTTCGGCAAGCGTACTCCATTGAAGCGCGAGTACTTTAAGGAGTTTGAAGAAGCTTTCGGAAAAGATCCCGTAGGAAGTAAAAAAGCGCTTTCCAAACGTAAGGAAGAAGGCGAGACAGGGCGTTTTAGGAAGTTTTCGCGGGATTGGATCGCAGAGCGAGGTGATAGCCTTGATATCTCCTGGCTCAAGGATGACAGCGATGATAACTTTGAAGATATGCCTGAACCCGAAGCTATTGCACAGCTGGCAATCAATGAGTTGGAAGGCGCAATAGAAGGCTTGCGCGAGATCATTAGGGAATTGGGAACGGAGATTCAAGAATGAACGGTCTACCACAAGGATGGTCACTTGCTCCAATAGAAGACTTGATCTCTGCGTCTGGTCTTTTTTCTGATGGAGATTGGGTGGAAAGCAAAGATCAAGATCCCTCGGGTAACATTAGACTGCTGCAGCTTGCTGATATCGGAGATGGAAAGTTTATAGACAAGTCCGCAAGATTTTTGAACCAAGAACAGTTTGACCGATTGAAGTGTACGGAATTGATGGAAGGCGACATTTTGATTGCACGCATGCCCGCTCCTTTGGGCAGAGCATGTGTATTACCTAAAATGCCTCAGCGATGTGTGACTGTTGTAGATGTAGCCATCATTCGTACGGGCACCAACTTAATCAACAACAACTGGCTCACTTATTTCATAAATTCCCCGACTTTCAGGGGGCAAATACAGTCTTTTGCGTCAGGAACCACTCGTCAAAGAATTGCGAGAGCCAAGTTAGGGAAGATAAATTTACCTATCGCTCCATCGGCAGAACAGTTCAGAATCGAGAATAAAGTCAGTAAAATCCTGTCAAATGTTGGCTCTTGCAAAGCAAGGCTCAATCGAGTGCCAAAGCTTTTGAAGCAGCTTCGACAGGCGGTGTTGGAAGCTGCTTTAAGTGGTAAGTTGACCGAAGAATGGCGTAAAGAACGAAATATTCGAGTTGACGAATGGAAAAATGTAAAAGTTAGAGATGTTGTCTCACGTATTGAAGCTGGATTGAACGTTCGCTGTGATGAACGCCCGCCCAATCTTGACGAGAAGGGACTTCTTAAAATTAGTTCAGTTACATGGGGTACCTTTGATGAAAGTGAAAGCAAAACATTTTTTGCAGGAACCGATATAGACGAGCGAAAAAGGATCAAGGTTGGCGATTTTTTGATCAGTCGAGCCAATACGATTGAGCTGGTTGGAGCATGCGTGATCGTTCACGGGATAAGCCGTCAGCTGTACCTTTCCGACAAAGTTCTTAGGTTGGAAATGCCAAGCGAAATAAAACCTTGGCTGTTGTATAACCTGCGTTCAATATCAGGTCGAAATCAGATAGAGTCCATGTCTAGCGGCAATCAACTTTCTATGAGAAACCTGTCACAAGAGAACCTGCTTAATATCGAAATAGTATTGCCGCCTTTAGTTGAAATTCAAGAAATAGTCAGTCGAGTTGAAACTTTACTTTCAATAGCTGATCGCACTGAAGCTAAGTATCTTTCTGCAAAAAAATTGATGGAGCGCGTCGAACCATCTCTTCTTAACAAAGCATTTCAAGGTGACCTTATCCCACAGAACCTTAACGATGAACCAGCGGAAAAGCTGCTCGAACGTATCCGAAAGCTCAAGAATTCTGAGAAATTTGCACTGACAGACCACAAGAAGACGCGAAAGAAAACGGTTAAGGTTTGATTCGCAGTTCACCCAAAATCTTGCAACATAAATCGCTGTCGGAATAAGACTAAGTTTCATCATCGCTTTGTTGTTGTAAGATTTCTTGTCTGTTGTGGTTGTGAATCCGCGAAAATGATTCGTCACATTCGCAATGGAACGTTGCGCCGGAATGTGATTTTTGGACAAGACCCTCTATTTCGTGGCAGTCTCTATCAATATCCTTCAGAAAATTTTCTACCGAAACTTTCAAGTACATACTTTTAAATCCCCCAACTGGACACCAGCAATGACATTGCCATCAATGTAATCTTTGCTATAGAACCGTATCGGGAGGCTTTGAACAACCGATGCGACGTGTGCTTGCGGAACTGGAAGACAAGAGTGACAATTGCCGGTGATGCTGGTGCCCACGATGTAAGAACTACCATTCATTTGATAGTCCTGACGCTGCTGGTGAGACAAGCAGCTGCATGGACTGCGGTGAGGATTTCATGGTTTCATGTGTGGAACAATTGGCTTGAAAGGCTTTCATCAGCAAACATGTCTAGCAACGCAGGATCTAAATGCTATTCACTTATCTTGGCTTCTCTGGTCAATCGAGAAAAAATCTTTCCAACTTTTAGAAGGCTCATCTTCAAGGGGAAGAGACTCTTGATATATCTTAAGCAAGTCAAAAATATCCCTTTTTGTCCATTCTCCTCGTTCAATAGCCTGAAGATCCACTGATGTCTTTGGTGTATCTAGCTTTCCAGTTTCTCCGTGCTTATATAGCAAAGCAAGCTTTGCAAAATAGAAGATCATCTCGTTTAGTGCCGGATCCGCCCAGATCTTAAGGTCCAGCGCATCTTGCCAGAGATTTAGGAAATATAGATTGCGACGACGTTCGCTCTTCCACCCACCTATGTCATAGAACTTTGTCGCGATTACCTGCCATTTTCTTCCATACTGTGAATCAAGATTCCAATACACTGTGACTATCAGACCAACATAACCTAGTATCAGAGGCACCAAAGTACTCAACACCGTCTTGAAGAAAGCTAGGCCATAGTTCCAAATTCTATGTGGTGAAACAGCTTTCCAAAAATCAAAGTTGGAAAAGTGACCACCAAAATAAGCTGATATCCCGAGCGAAATAAGCCAAAGCACACATATAACTGTGGCCATCTTGAGAGCCTTTTGTCGCGGCTTTTCGAACATGCTAAGCAAACTATTCGTTCGCTTTATTGCTTCCTTAGCTCGACTCTCAAATCCAGGATTGCTTTCATATTCGCCGGTGTCGGAGCATGTGAATTTTCTGTGAGGTCGTATAGACACCGATCTTCTCCATAAGCATTGGCACTGGTAGGGCATCGGCACTTTTTTGCCGTGCATTAAAAACCTAGTCCATACTTCTATAACTGGCCATTTTAATAATTGTTTCCGTGAATGTTACTACTACGGTGATCGACGTTGATGACATTGCTTTCACTAGCACACTGCTATAGAACGGATTAGAAAAGCACGAACCACTGGCTGCAAAGCTCTGCTCTCGTGACTTTGGTTAACGCAAGCCTCAATGTTGAATAGATAAATAAAAATCAATGCTTATGCAAAATATCTCTTGCAATCTCAAGCAAAGCTTCAATAGCGCATGGGTCCTTTCCTCAATAAAATCAGAGGGGTGACGAGGCACCCCTGCCGCTCGGGCGATGATGAAAATTTTCGAGGTGACTGACTGCAAACGCCCAAATCATCCCTGGCTTTTTGATCCACTCAACACTACAGCAAAGAAAAATCGACTTGGCTAAGCAATTGAATACAGTAGAGTTTGCGGATCTTTTGCAGATTTCAAAGCAAACTGTGAGCAAGGCGATCAAGAGCGGAAGGCTCTCCAAATCAGTCACCCGCGTGGAAAACAACTACCTGATCGATGCTGCTCTCGGCGTGCAGGAGTTCTTTCAAAACGCGAGGTTGGACAAGGATCACACCGATCGCCATCACCTGCCCAACCAATCAACCAGTCGCCCTTCGCATGAAGATGTCATGCCAACGAGTGAATCCATCGCCATGGATCGTCACTATACTGCCCTCCTTAGCAAGCTGGCCTATCTGGAGAAAGCAGGCACTCTCATTTCCGCCGAGAAATATCGAATCGAAGCATTCCAGGCCGCGCGTGCTACCAGGGATGCGGTTCTCTACACACCACAGGCAATATCCGCCGAGATCAAAAGGCAAGTCCGCTCCTTTATCGCGGATAGGTTTGATGAACAGCAGATCGATAGCTATGAATACGAAATTGATGATCTCGTGGCCCGTATTCGCATCGTCATGAAAGATGCACTGACCAGGGCTCTTCGTGACCTCGCTGACTCTCGCTTCACCGCTTCTGCCACCTCTGCCGAGGACGCCTCCACTGATTGACCGCGTGTATTCTGACCTTGTTTCCGTGACCGATGACTTCGCGCTTGGCACTCTGCCCAATCCCGACATCTCGATCATCAATCATGCGTCTCGAAATCTCTACCTTGTCAGCGGCAAGAACCCCTTCCCCGGTTTGGTCGATTTCGACCGAACACCTTACCTCCGCGAAATTCTGGATGCTCTTATGCCCGACAATGGGGTGGAGAAGGTTGTCCTGCAGAAAGGTTGGCAAACCGGAGGAACGCTATCGGCTTTGGCATTTATGCTATGGGTGATGGACGTGAACCCAGCACCTATGCTTATCGTCCAGCCTTCCGATGAACTTCGCGCCAAATTCTCAAAGCAGCGCATAGCCCCGATTGTGGCCAACTGCAAATCCCTTCAGGGTAAGATCAAGGATTTAGAGCGCTATAAGCGCGACAAGACCAAGGAGAAAGATACCATCATCACCAAGCTCTTTCCTGGTGGCTTTCTGAACCTTGGGACCAGCAAAAGCGCAATATCGCTGCGGTCGGACAGCATTCAGTTCATCGTGTTCGACGAAGTGTCGGCCTATGATCTGGATTGCCAAGGTGAAGGCGATCCTTGCGGAATTGCCATTGGCCGAACCAGTGCCTACGAAGGTCGCAAAAAAATATTTTATATCTCTACCCCGACAATCGCTGGCCAGTGCCGGATCGAGCAGGAATATCTGACCACGGACCAGCGCAAGTTCTTTGTCCCCTGCTTATCGTGCGGCGAACCGCAGGTGATCGTATGGAAGCAAATAGACTTTTCGGGGAAGGTGCCCGTTTTCCGCTGCATCAGGTGTAACGCAAGTCACTATGAGCAGGACAAAACAGAAATGCTTGCTGGAGGACAATGGCGTCCAACTGCTACCGCAATATTCCCCAATGTTCGCGGCTATTTTTTACCGGCTCTCTATGCCCCGGTCGGGATGTACTCCTGGAAAAGCTGCGTGGAGCTCTTCAAAAAGGGGTATGAGAACCCGGTCGAGCTTAAAGTGTTCGTGAACAATTGCCTGGGCGAGACTTGGGAGGATCGCTCGGTCGCTTCTTTGGATGCCGGGGATATCCAGGCACTTGCCGAGGATTATGATCCTGCCACCATTCTTCCCGCTGGTGCTGCTCTAGTTACCGCTGGGATTGATACACATCCAAACCATATCAACATCTGTACGAGGGCATGGGGTCGGGACGGTGAAAGCTGGGTGCTGGACTACTGGGTTATTTATGGCGACGGCAACGAGATGTCGACCTGGGCTCGCGTCGAGGATAAGCTCTTGACCACCTATACTCATAGTCGCGGCGAAAAGCTTCGTATTGCAGCTGCTAGTGTCGACACCGGGGGGCATACAACCGCTGCCGTTTATGACTTCTGTCGGCCCAGATTGGGGGACTGCGTGATTGCAATAAAAGGCATCGGTAACCCGTCGGCCCCTATCATTGATAAGCCCACGCTGCTCAAGGACGAGAATGTCTACCTGTTCAGGGTCGGCAAGCTTGCCACACACGGGCGCTTATTTTCCGACATTGCACGATCGATCAGCAGCCGCAAGGAGTACCGGGAGAAAGCAAGAAACGGCATAAAGACCGAATATCGCAGGGCACAAATCATCCATTTTCATAAAGGTCTGGATCCGTCTTTTTACAAGGAGGTTTCCGCACCAAAGGCACGCTGGGTCAAACGCGAGGGCGGGTTCCAGCTGGCTTATGAATCGACTGATGGTGTTGCCGACCACGCCCACGACTGCCTTCGCTATGCCGACGCCGCCCGACATTTCCTGGACATCAATATCGACAGGCTATGCGACACGTTGGAGGGAAAAGTGGCATGAAGACATATAGAGAACAGCTGGATAGCGTCCAGCGAGCCATTGAAGCTATTGAATCAGGCGGTCAGGAGTTTGACCTGGAAGTGAATATGAACAGACGAAGCGTCAAGCGCGGTGACCTGAAGGAACTCTACCGACGTGAAGCCTTCCTGCGCCGCATGGTTTCGCGTGAAGGGGGATCTGATATCGAGTTCGTGGTACCAGGATAGGACAGCAATTGACCGGATATATTGAAACAGAGGCTGGTGTTCTCATACCGGAAAGCCCGTACCGATCGACATCCCGAAGCAACCCCGCTGTTGAGCATTGGAATCCACCTGACGCCAGTGCCGACGAGGCGATTCTGCCCGCTCTTTCTGCCTTGCGGAATCAGAGCCATGATCTCGACCGTAACGAAGCCATTGCGAGAGGGGCTGTCGAGAATACGGTCAGCAACGTGGTAGCGGATGGATTGAGGCCACAAGCGAAGCTGGATCATCAGGTTCTGGGAATCCCTGAGCAGAAGGCGCGGGAGTTTGAAAAAGCAGCCGAACGAATCTTTGCGCTTCATGCCAGCTCGGTCTATTCCGATTTTACAAGGTCAAACCCCTTTGGGATCAATCAGGCCATAGCGCTGCGTTCGGTACTGCTTGATGGAGACTGCCTCATTCTCAAGCGCTACAAGCCGGGACCGGGTGCCATCCTTGGAACCTGTATCCAGATCATTGAAGGCTCCCGTCTGCGCAACCCGGACTTTGGAGGTGCGGACAAGGACATCCGAGAGGGAGTTGAGTTGAACGAGGATGGCGAGGCTGTGGCCTATCACATCGTGAACCGGGACAGGTTGCAAACCCTCCAGCCGGAGAGAACCATACGCATTCCACGTTTCGACGCGGATGGCAATCCGATCGCACTTCATGTCTTCCACAGCCGCCTGCCCGGACAAACACGGGGCGAACCGTTCCTTGCTCCGGTCGTCGAGCGATTCAAACAGCTTAGTCGCTATACGGAAAGCGAAATTATGGCGGCAGTGATCAGTGCATTTTTCAGTGTATTCGTCACGAGTGAAGGTCACGGGCCATTCGGGGACCGAAAGGACATCCACCTTGCGTCGCGGCAGGCGAACATGCAAACCAGATCCAAAGAGAAATTCGGGTCGGGCATGCTGCTCAATATGCTGCCGGGTGAAAAGGTGGAGACACTTACACCGGGCCGACCGAATGCCAATTATCAGCCGTTCATCCAGGCGGTGCTTCAGCAGATCGGTATGGGACTATCCATCCCTTTCGAGGTTCTGACTCAGAACTTCCAGTCGTCTTACACAGCTGCTCGTGCAGCGCTGTTGGAAGCGTGGAAGTTTGTCATGATCCGTCGCGCCTGGACAGTATCCAAAATTTGTCAGCCTTTCTATGAGTGGGCGCTCGGAGAGGCAGTGGCGAAGGGAATGTTATCTGCACCGGATTTTTCCAACGTGGTCAAGCGCAGGATCTATACCTCTGCCGAGTGGGTTGGGCCATCCATGCCATCCATCGACAGACTGAAGGACGCTAAGGCTGATGAAACCAGATTAAGCACTCAAACAGCATCCAGGCGTTCGATTGTTGAAGGGGAAGGACGCGACTTTGAGAAGCTTCAGAGAGAGATCGCCAGTGAGCAACCTGACAAATCGGCGGTTGATGTGACGCAGTCTTACTGAGCACCTCTGACTTAGAATTTTCAAACAGGCCTTTACACTCAAGCCTACGCAATCCGTCAGTCATCAAGAGATCATCTACGTTAACCAGCTATCACGCGGCATAACTTACAGATTAACAGCAATAATGGTCAATTAAATCCGAATATTAAAAATACAAAGCTAACGTCTCACTGATCTTTGCCGATCAAGCAAGCAGTAGGAAAAATTCAAAGGAGCGACTATGAATTTTGATGATGCCATCCAAGCCCATGCCGCGTGGAAAATGAAACTCTCAAACTATATTAGAAGTCCTGATGACTCCCTCAATCCAGATATGGTCTGTAAAGACGATCAGTGTGCTCTCGGGAAATGGATACACGGAGAAGGATCATTATATTCAGCGGAACCAGAATTCGGATTTCTCAAAGGAGCCCACGCAGACTTTCATAAAGAAGCGGCTGAAATTATCAGGCGAGCAAAAAGAGGTGAGAAAGTTACAGATGAAATGGCCCTGGGTGCGAAAAGCAAGTTTGCTGAGAATTCAAACAAAGTTGTGACGCACATCCGAAACCTCAGGAATAAAGTGAAGGCTGCTTGAAGACGCTCCAAATCAGCCGATACGAAACCTACTTCTTTCCAGACTCGTGCATTTTGTGAGGTCCCTCGACAATCTTCTGACGAAACTGTGCATGGCAGCTCGTGCAAGTCTGGAGTGTTCTATCAAGAGCGCTTAAGGTCGCCTTCCGGTCCTTGAATCTTGCTGCTTCGCCGATCGTATCAGCAGTCCTGTGAAAATGAAGAGCCAACTCCGTGAATCCAGGCGCACCCGCACCCATATGAGTGCACATTTGCTCCATTTGTTTAGAATATCCAATCCTTTTCGCCGCCTGCTCAACTGCCGCAAAATCATCCTTTATAAGAGCACTAACAATCGATTGAATAGCTTCCAGGTGCTCTCTCATGTTTTGTTTCTGATGAAGCGCCATTTCCGGTGTAAGCGTGACCGGCTTTCGCTTATCCAGGTCTTCCATTTCAAGCAAGCCTTTCACTGATCCGTTCATACCACTTCCTTCATTTCGTTGCGATGCAGCATAAGCAGATTGAGCATACAAGCTCGCAGCGAAGACAGAACAAGCTACTTTCTTGTAATCCAAATACATAGATGAACTCCTTTCTTTGTAAAATTATAAGCTATCCATTGCTTCTGAAAGAATTCTCAGACTTGCTATTACTTTTCCACGCTGATCTTCTGGTATCGACTCCAAGAGCCTTGAAAATCTGTCCAAACTAGAGTCTTCGAGTTGTTGTGCCATTTTCAGTCCGCGACTCGTAAGACCAAGTTGCCAACTTCGAGCATCTAAGTCACTTCTCTTTTGAACAATGTGACCTACGTCTGTCATTTTCTGGCACAAACGAGCAACATTGCTCTTGTCTATATTCAATTCTTTAACTAATTCCTGCTGGCGGATCTCAGAAGAACTCTTTTCAGCCTCCAGCAAAATCATGAGGGCATGAGCTTGCGTGATGCTCAACTTCTTGCCACAAGGAGTTGTCTGCTCTTTTAGGACTCCAAATCTTCTCACTACTTGTTGAAGAAGTTTTCTAAGCTCCAGCGATGTTTTCCGACTTTTATTCTCAGAAATAGTGTTTTCTCCGACTTACTGGTGCATCGAAGTATCCAGAGTGCCAAGGACTAGGAGATGCATACCACAACATTAGTTGCGATCGCAACTAAAATAGGGCGGAGATATTTGAAGCACTGCTTGCAAATTTCTTTGTCCGAACCGACGTTTAGCGTCAATAGAGATTTTCGAGTTCGCAATCTCAACCTCCCGCACGCTGGCAGGATTTAAGCACGTTGAGGTTTTCGGATAGTCTCGAAATGAGTAAGGGATTCATGATTAAAAATGGCTTGGAGTAGCTCCCTATTCCTCGGTTCGTCAAAAAATCCAGTTTGATACATCACAACTAGGGATGCTACTATAGGAACAAACAGAAGGTATTGGAACAGAGATGATAAAATGGTTCAAGTTTAAGGCAAAAACCTCAAATTCGTCTGTTACAGATCTTTCTCAAGAAGGACAAAGTCTAGTTCGCGGTCTTTTCGCTCGACAGTTTGATATGACTCAATCAATATCCCAAGTTTTTGATGGCTTAATCAAAGCAATTTTTCGCTTTGAAAAAAGCTCAACTGAGATCAAGACCTGCAATGATGATCTGGAGAAAAGTTTCCTTCTGCAAAAGCGGATGATAGACGCCTTGAGTCTTGGAATTGCAGATATTCCCAAGGTCGCAGGCGAACTGAGAGAAACTCTCGATCTGACTCGACAAATGGTTCAAAATCTTAAGAGCATTGAAGACGTAGTCACCCAAACTAATATTCTATCTTTGAACGCCTCTGTGGAAGCAGCTCGCGCAGGTGAACATGGCAAAACGTTTTCAGTGGTTGCACAGTCAGTTCGGGACTTGGCTCGAAGCAGTCAGGTGGCTGCGAAAAAAATTAAAGACAATGTCAGCCAGCTAGAACAGATTACAGCATCTGCAGTGGAGCAGTTCCATAAAATCGAAGAACGTGTGTCTCATGGCTCGGAAGCCCTACACCAAAGTACAGAAAAATTGTTGCAGGAAGCCAAACGTCAAAAGGCTCAAATTGAGGGGCTCAAGGAGGATTGCCATAGTACTGTACTAAGTGCACAGGATTTCCAAAAAACAGTGAAAGATGAGTTAGAACAACTGACAAAAATGACAAGTGATCTAATAGGGTGCCTAACGGGTCGTCATATTAAAGACCTGGACCCGGTTGAGGTCAAAGATAATCTCGCAGACTTTAGAGTCATTGACGTTCGCAAGGTTGAAGAATTCAATGACGAGCTTTCTCACATCCCGGGTGCTGTCCTCAAAACCTTGGGGCCTGACCTGGAACTTTTCCTGAAGAATGGGGATAGAGATCAGGCGTATCTCTTTGTCTGCCGTAGTGGAGGGCGTTCATCTCGGGCGGCTCGCCTAGCTCAATCCTTCGACTACGATCGAATCTACAATTTGAATGGTGGCATGTTGCAGTGGAACAAGCTGAAGCTGCCGACCGTCACACGTCCTTAGATCACTGCTTTTTGATCCATAGAAAGCTTTACTGTTGCAATCCAGGGATCAAAAGATAATTGCTACAGTGTTATATTGCTTTTTTGCCCCAACAGAATCTGACAGGTTCAAGTAAAGAGATGGCTGGCAAATAGCTCTTGCGGATTATCACGATTGAACAAATTTTTAGGTCTATTATTTGATAATGATAAAATTTGAAGGAACAAGTTGTGGTAGGTAAAAGAATTCTATTCGTTGACGACGATACTCATATTCTTGAAACTATTGGAGAACTGCTAGAATCAGTAGGATTCGATGTTATAAAATCCTTCGATGCAGAATCGGCACTTGAAATACTAAAGGGTGTAAAAGTTGAAGCTGTGCTCACGGACTTTATAATGCCGGGAATGAGTGGAATAAGCTTTGCTCAAACTATTGCTGAAAGCCAACCCGGCATTCCGATTGTGATTTATACTGGAGCGGATATCGGTGATTTCCAATCCTCACTTTCAAACGTACATTCCGTGCTAAAAAAGCCGGTTCCACCGCCAGTCTTGATTCAAACTTTGCACAGAGCCATTTCCGAAGCAAAAGCATCGAGCTTTAAATACATTTTGGAGGCATCAAAACCAAATTCGGGTAAATCCTAACGACTAAGCCACCTTCGATACTCAAGGCAGTTTTTATATGGCTGGTCGCTATGGAGGCTTTCAAGAACAACGTCCTGAATCCACCAAGAAACTCACGACATCCGAGACGCCTCTAATCCAGCGCTTTGCATTTATTCATAACAATATCTTAAGATTCTCGGCATCTTTTTTTGCAGTCTGTATCTGCGTATAGATACCACGACGGTAACAAAGGCCAGAAGAAAAGCGTAATTCCAGCCATGACGTTTGGCCCGATATTGTCGGTATTATCCAGAGTCTTGAGGCACTTTGCAGCAAGAAAAATCAATGCCAGCAGGCCAAAAATAATGATTCTCGATTGGAGTCCTCGTCGAAGCCCCGAATCGCGTTCGATGAATATCCTTCTAAAGACTGATATTCCGTGGATTAGAAACATCGACGCGAGCGGAATAAGAGAAAATATGAAGGCCCTGGGGCGGACGAATGTGGGAACCAACTGAAGGGAATACGGGTTTGGTGATAGTGCAGAAAGAGCTGCAATAATCAGTATAAAACTGAGATAACGCCGGAATGCGATCAGTCGAACCATTTTGATACCTCGTTTTTCTTTTGGAAAGCATAGAAACACAAAGCGTCTGGGGTCAATGAGATTCTTGCGGTTAGTGAACCCTGGATTCGTCTGCTTTCCGGTGGTCATCGCCGACTCCAGTGACTCCTGTACAGAGATCGACTATCTTCCGTTTCGTGGAGGGAAAATGAGTCTGGCTTCGATGATTGAGTTGATACCGTGGGCGATGAATGAAGCCGGGCTTCGATTTCTCATCACAGTTGCAGATCGTGGAATGGAACCACACGCTCTTGAAAAGAGCCTGGGCAAGCGTCCTGGCTATGCACACTCATCCACCGTTAGGGATGGAGTCGGAATTGTCCCAATCCAGGGGGCGATGTTCAAACGAGCAAACCTCATCACCGAGGTGTGTGCCGTCACAAGCTATGAGATGGCATTCCGCGATCTTGCAACTCTCCTTGATGATGCCTCAGTCAAATCAATTGTCCTCAATATCGATTCTCCTGGGGGTGAGGCCAATGGCTGCAGTGATCTCGCCGAGTTTGTCTTTTCCTCGCGCTCCAAAAAGCCAATCATAGCCTATATCAGTGGCCAGGGCTGCTCCGCTGCCTACTGGATCGCGTCGGCATGCACTCGTATTGTCGCTTCTGAAACAGCCATGATTGGAAGCATCGGTGTCCAGTCAGTGATTCGATCGAAAAGCGATCCGTCAGAACTTCGCTTTGTGAGTTCCCAATCCCCCCTCAAAAATGCCGACCCTGCGACAGAAACCGGAGCCCGCGAAGTCCAGCGTATTGTGGATAACCTCGGAGAGATATTCGTCGGGAAGGTGGCCAGAAATCGTGGCACCGCAATCGAAACCGTACTGAAATCCTTTGGTCAGGGCGCAACCTTTCTCAGCGAAGAGGCGCGGATGCGAGGGATGATTGATCGTATAGCAACATTTGAAGGTCTAATGAGTGAATTGACAGAAGATGCAGGCTCGGAGCCCGCAAGTAAAATCAATGCGTCCGCACTGGAGCAGGTCAGAGTCCAGGAACGAAAGCGCATTGTAACCATTCAAAGCCTATGCCGTGGACGGGTATCCCAGCAGTTCTGCGAGTCGTTGATCGACGAAGGACTAAGCGTGGAGGAGGCTGCTTTCAAGGTCCTGACGGAAGCCGATCGGGACGCCAAAGCAGGCGTTACGCGGTTGGTCGAAGCTGACCGGCTGCTGGATAAGGTGACGTCCAAAAAGCAGGATGTACCGGCTGACGATGAGGCTGATGCCGACATCGAACTGGCTATCAAACTTGGCCTCGTGGCGTGAGGTGAATATGGGATATGAACCAAAATTCGGGGATGTGGCCTCCTATCAGCCTCTTGATCTCATAGCGGGCGATTTCAACCTTCTTTCGGAAACCATTATTCTTGAAGCTGGACAGAACCTTAAGCGAGGCACGGTGCTCGGCAGGAAAACTGACTCAGGCAAGTACGTGATGTCGTCAAGGGTCAATGGCGCAAACGCCGAGATCAAGGACGGCAGTGAAGATCCCAGCCGAATCCTGGCTGAGGATGTAGATGCCAGTAAAGATGATCACCAGACGATAGCCTACCTCACGGGGTCTTTCTATCCAAAGAGTCTGACTCTTGGCAAAGGGCATACGATCGCCAGCATTAAAGAAAAAATGGAACTGAGGTCGATCTTTTTTCAAGGCTGACCTAGCACCGTCCTTGTTTTGAATGGCAGCCCTGCAAACTGGCTGCTCCGTAATGGATTATATTTTTAAGGTTTACTTTGACTCTTCCGATCTACTCCACCTACCACCTGCATCGCGTGGTAAACCGGCTGAAACTCCAGCCCCGCTTCTTTCTTAATAGGTACTTTCCTACTGAAGTCACCCACGAATCCGAGGAAGTTTACTTCGACGTCGTGGAATCCTCCGAAGGCATCTCACCGTTCGTACATCCTCTTCATCAGGGCAAGCTCCTTACACATGAAGGATACGAGACAAAGTCCTATAAACCTGCTTACGTGAAGGAAAAAGTCGTTCACGATGCGGAGCGTCCGCTCAAGCGTCTTGCAGGCGAGCCATTCGGTGGCTCCCTTAGCGCCGAGCAGCGCATGCGCCTTCACGTTGTTTTGGATACTGAGAGGTTGCGGGAACGGCTCCAGAATCGCCTCGAAGTCATGGCAACTGAAGTGTGCAAAACAGGCAAGGCCACCATTATCGGCGAAGGCCTCAGTGCGCAACTGGATTTTGGCCGTGATGCGGAGCTCACAATAACCGACCTGCCCGATGATCAGAAATGGACAAACCTTGATCTCAATATGACCGAGTTCCTTGAGGACAAGAGTCGCAGGGTTGCAACCAAATCCAATCGCAATGCGCGGGCGAATGACCTCATTCTCGGTTCCCGGGCCTGGACTCTCTTTCGCAACAACAAAGAGGTAAGAGCGGCAGCAACCTTGCTTCGCAACGTGGACTCTTCAGTCGTCCTGACGCCGAAGGAGCAATCAGAGGATATCCAATACAAGGGGTCCTTTGGTGACTACAACGTATTTGTACACTATGGAACCTACCTGGACGATGGCCGCGAGAAACAGTTCTTTGATCCTGGTGAAGCCCTCCTGATCGGACGTTCCATCGACGGCGTTCGCCACTTCGGAGCCATCAAAGACCGCAAGGCTCAACTCAAGGCCATGCCTTTCTTCCTGAAAAGCTGGGAAAGTGAAGACCCAAGCCATCGGTACATCATGATTCAATCCGCGCCACTCCTGGTTTCCTATGATCCCAACGCGGCCTGCCTGATGCAGGTGGCCTGATGAAAAGCCTGGAAGCAGAGAACTTTCTTGTTGAAGACAAAAGCCCGGTCAACGGGCACTTCTTCGAGTATTCGGACAAGTCAAGCCAGCTGAAGCCCACCGTAAATAGTCTGAAGGCCATCCTGCATGTGAGTACAGAAGCCGGCGGCGATTTGCAAAAGGGGCTGAAAATCAGACGACTTGAAACCGGAGTCGTCTACGTCATCAAAGAGGCATTTGTCAGCGGAGTCGGCGTGGTGGAGCTGGATCTTGAACGCGCCAGGAGTGGAAACGATAGCCTTGCCATCGGAAAGTTTTGATGCACAACCGTAAAGAGATCCGCAATGAAGTCCGTAGACTTCTGCAATCAAAACTAAATATCCAAAGATTCAGCGCCCGGACGTCGCCTCTTGATTCTGCCGATTTTCCTGCAGCCTTGATCTATTTTCCAAGTGAGCAGGTCCTTGATGACAAGGACGTCTACACAGAGCGCGAGCTGGAGCTGCGGGTTGAGGTTGGGATCATTCCAAGCCTCGATCCCGAAGATGAAATTTACAGTCTATCCGACGAGTTGGAAGCGGTACTCCTGGGGTCATCTCTGTCCAAGGTTCTAAGAAAGATTGATCTGGTGTCAGTTCATTTTGTAGTCGAAGGCGATGGCGTTGATGTCGCTGCTGCAGCCCAGCACGTCTATCGCATCAATTACCTCGTCCCACGCTCTGGCGCGATGATCCAGTTAAACGCAGTAGCGTAGGGTTTGCAATGGATATCGAAGAACTTCTGGCAGAAGTGAGTGAACTTTCCCGGCGCCTCTCGAATATGCTCCGCTATGGCCGCATCTCGGCAGTTGATCTGGCAAAGGGCCTCGTTCGCGTTGAGTCGGGCGATATCAGGACCGACTGGCTTCCATTCTTCGCTAGAGCTGCAGGAAAGTCCCGCAGCTGGGAACCGCCAGTCATCGGGGAACAGTGCATGGTGCTTTCCCCTGGTGGGGACCTGACACTTGGATGCGCCCTCCGTGGGCTTTACTCTGACACCTACGATCAGCCTTCGGACCTTGACGATTTGCTTGTGACTGAAACTGGTGATGGATTCTCAATAAGCTATGACTCAGCGTCAAACATACTTTCACTTACAAGGCAGGATGGTCTTAAGATCCAGGTGAAGGCAACGTCCATTTCCTTTGAAACGGACAAGGCCGAGATAAAAAACAGCACCTGCAGCCTGATACCAACGCTGGCAGAAATGGCTGAAATCATTGCGACCAGCAAGACCCCTACGATGATGGGTGATCGGGAATCCATCGGCAACTCAACCCAGCTTCCACCTTTGAAGGAGAAGCTGGAATCATTTGTTGGATAGACATGCCGCTGCAAGGATCCGAAAGCGCCCTCGCGTCTGAACTCAAGAACGCAATGAAAAACGTCAAGGACTACAACGAAGCCTGGGAAAAAATGGCCGCGATAATCCTTTCTCACATAACAAAAAACGCCCTGGTTGTCGGCGCATGCCCTTCTGGTGGCGGTCCCCTTTCGGGAGGTAAGCTCCAATGATGGGCATGGATCAAAGAACCGGAAAACTCCTCGTGGGATTACCCTATGTCCAGCAGTGCATTCGCCGCATCCTTCGCACGCAAAAGGGCTCGATCCCCATGATGCGGTGGTTTGGTCTTGATCTGATGCAATACGTCGACAAAAGCATAACCAGCGAATGGCTTCTGAATCTTACTTCCGATATCAGAGATGGCATCCAGCGGGCCATTCCTTCCGTGCGCTTTGTCTCCATCGAGCCTTCGGTGGAGGAAGCAAGGGTCAAACTTAAGGTCCGCATTGCCTGGCGGGATAGCCTTGTCGAGGTGGAGGATTGAGCATGCAGATTCCCCTTTTAATCGAGGATTTAAAGCACAGTGAAATTTTTCAGGATAAGCTCACCCGCTTCACGGAAACCTACCGCAGAGAAGTGCCGGAATTTGAGATTCCGCAGCCGTCTGATCCCATATATCAGATTCTTTCCGAGCTTGCCTACTCTGAGCTGATCATCCGGCAAAAGATCAACCATGCCGCGCTCGCACAGCTTGTCGCCCTCTCCAGTGAATTGGATTTTATCTTTCAGGGGCAGCGTCGTGAGGGAGAAGCCTTTGCAGACTTTCTTTCCCGCGTGCTGCTGGCTATCGGCGCTTCATCCCCTGCGGGATCCCGGGAAATGTACCGCGCCCTGGCGATCCTATCGGGACGATTCAAGGTGGGGGATGCCGTTCATGGAGTGCTGGATGCAGCTATTCGTCCCGAAGGAGGCAAGGTCGTCGTTTATGTTCTCCCGGACTCCAAAGAGATTGCGATAGGGAATGGGCTTGCCCGGGCTGTGGCTGAATATCTCACCAGGGAATCCGTGAAGCCCGCTTTGGACGATGTGGAAGTCAGGGTTGCAAACTCTGTGACTGTCAATATTCAGGCAGACTTTCGCCTTAAACCTGGTTATGGGCAGAGCGCACTCGACGCGATTCAGAAATCACTGCTCCTTTCCTGGCAACGTGAGCTGCGGCTTGGGTGGATGCCTTCCGTTTCCTGGATCACCAAGGAGCTGCATACGGCGGCAGTTGATGCCGTCAAACTTAAAACCCCGATTTCAGACGCACCCGACTCACCGACCCGTGCGATTGAATACCCAAGCCCCGGTAAAATCACATTGGCATTGGAACGGCTCACTTGATCGAGAATCACATAAGGCGCTACTTCCCAGCATATACCCCTCAGCGTTTGCTAGCCGTCCGCGACGGCGGCGTAAGCGGGCAGTTTATCGAGGCTCTCCTTGTCGAGGGATCCCTTGAAAGGATTGCGCCTTATGCCATTTCCATCCGAAGGCTGCTGCAGGAAAAAAGTGAGTTTCTGCGCTGCCGGGGAACGCTCAAGTCGATCCGAATGGCCCTCTCGTGGATCGGTATTCAAAACTTTACGTTCCACCGCCTTTCACCAACCACCTATGAGCTTGATCCTGGCCTTGTTCCGAGCCAGCTCCAGCTTAAAGCCATCACCACTGCGCTGGAATTGTCCGCTCCTGCACGAGGGACACTGACACGTATTTTTCACGGAGATTTTGAAGTCAAGTATGTCTGAAGGTTACGTTCACGGGATCGTCGTTGTATCCGGCACCAAAGAGGTAAGGATCATTCGCACGCCAAACCAGAGTGCAATCGGAGCAGTCGGCACGGCTCCCCTTTCAAAAAGCAGTGTCAAGGATGAGGTCCCGGTTGCATTCTTTTCCAAAGAGGAAGCCCTTGGTGCAATTCATGAGTCGGGTGAGCCCAAAGGCACCCTCTATGATTCTCTGACGGGTATTTATGAGCAGGGAAATCCCACCGTCGTCGTCGTCAAAGCCAAATCTGAGTCCACTGCTGATATCGAGTCAGCCATCGAGAAGCTGCTCGACGCAGAATCGGTCACCGGCATCAAACCCAAGGTGCTTGTTGCAGGCGGACACACTGGAACGGTCGCCATTGACCCGGATACACCTCTTGCGATTCTGGCTGATCCCATAGTTAAAAAGCTGGCACAGACCGCTCGTCGATTGAACGGCATCGGAGTCGTTGACGGCCCGGCTGATGGCACGAAAGTGAAAGACTACCGGGATATCAATGGCGATGAGGGAATATACATGGTGTATCCCAAGGTGAAAATTGTGGAGGGACAGGGCTACAGGGATGTGCCTGCCAGTTCCTACGTCGCTGGCCTTCTCGGAACCATCAACTATTGGGAGTCCCCTTCAAATCGAGAAATCCAGGGAATCGTTGGGACCAGTGTTCCGATCTCGTTCGCTCTCGATGATCCCCAGTCGCTTGGGCAAAGACTAAATGCGATGCAGGTATCAACGATCGTAAGGGCCATGGGCTTTCGCCTTTGGGGAGTAAGGGGAACAGGTGACCAGACTGATCTGACTTCCAATCAACTTCAGAAATTGAGGATAAGGTATGCTGTGAAAGAAGCCCTTATCATCAGTCACCAGTGGGCTATCGCCAAGGGCCTCACCGCCACCTACTTTGAGACAGTTGCTGCGAGTGTTAACAGCTACTTTGCATACCTGATGGGCCTTGGGGCCATTGCAGGCGGCGAATGCGTCCCAAATAAAACAAAGAACACACCGGAAGCTCTGTTCGATGGCAGGGCTTATTTCACCTATCGTTTCACTCCTACACCTGTATCCGAAACACTCACGTTTGAAGAGGAAGTGACTTCGGACTTTCTCACACAGGTCGCCACTCTTGCGAACGCTGCTTAAGGATTCCATTTGCTCTTACCTGCTGTACTTACGAATGCAACTGTTCAATTCAACGGATCAAATTTTAGTGGGAAAGTCGAAGAAATCGTCATTCCCCAGCTCAGCTGGAAGGCTGAAGAGATCACGCTCGGCGGCATGCCTGGTGCCATTGAAATTCCTGTTACTCTTGAGAAGCTGACAGCGACTTTTAAAGTCCTGGAGCAAACCTACGAAGCCTACCTTGCTGCTGGCCTCAACGCGACAGGTCTTGTAACGGCTCTCGTGACAGGTAGTGTCAAGGTCCCTGCAGGCCCTTCAGAGCCTGTTGTAAGCGTTCTATCCGGCTGGATCAAGAAGATCGAAGCGGGAACGTGGAAGGCAGGTGACATCAAAGCGGCCATGCAGTCCATCGAGCTTGCAGTTTGGCGATGGTCACTCACTCGTAACGGAGTGCCGCTCGTTAATATCGACATGCCCAACGGTATTGTGTTCCTTGGTCCAATCGACCAGAACGCAATAACCCGCCAAAACCTTCTGATCTAGGATTCCGTGCTTGAAATTGGTTCTTGAATCACCGTTTGCATTTAAAAGTGTCACTTATACCGAAATAGAAACATCTAACCGTATCCGGGTCAAGGAACGACGCTTGATCGAAAGTCTCGGATCGCTCTCCGAGATGGACAACCTGCTGTCACTATGCGCATCGATCTGCGATATGGACACAGAAACCTTCGACCAAGTCGGCGATGAAGACTTTGAAAAGATAGCGCAACACGTCGTAACTCTCCTTGAGAGACGAGCGGAAAAAAAATCCGCCGATCCCGCTTTCAAGCGGCGAGATCGAAATCGCAAGAGCCGTGAGATTGATGCACCGAGAGTACGGGTTCACG